ATATTCAGCCCAGACCGCCTTCAGTTCGAGGTCGTCATCGTTGGTGCTGGCGTTGAACAGCTCCAGGGTGATCACCGCGCCGTCTACAAACAGGGCCGCACCGGTAGCGTCCGGGGTCAGGGTCAGCATCTCGTTTGAGGCGTCCAGGGTTGCGCTGGTGCAAGCCACGAGGTCCTGCGCCGTCAAAGACGCAAAGCCGGTGTCGTCGGCGTTTTTGATCAGCGCCCAGTCCAGCTTCGTAGCCGCCCCGGAGGCGTCGTCGGATGAAACCATGGCGTAGAACGTCATTCCCGTGGAGTAGTCCGCCGGAACCGGAAAGGTCCACTGCACCCCGGCCGTTTCTCCGGAGTCGTCCCAAATGATGGCGGGGATGTTGTCTGCGGTGGTGATGTTCGGAGCGGACCCGTCGTCAATGTCGTTTCCGGAGTCCACGACCGCAGCCCCGATGTCGAAGTAGATCGTGCGGGTCCCGGTCAAAAGGTCGTTTGCGGTGCCGCCGTCGTCTTTCCAGTACAGGCCGTCGCTGTAAGCGTACAGCCTGCCGGAGGTGGTGTCCGGGGTGCCCGGGGCGCTCGACCCTTCGACCATCGTGATGCTGCCGCCTTCCCGGATCAGCAGGTTGAAGCCCACAAGGTCGTAATTGAGGGCGGCATAGGCGATTGTTGCCAAAAGCAGCACGGCAAGGGCCAGGATGCCGACCTTTTTGGTAAAAAAATGCTTTCGCATTGTCTTTGCTCCTTAAAGAGGCCCCGGGGCGGGCCCGGGGCGCCTCATTTTTCAGGTTTACGCAACAGCGCCGCTGATCAGGTAGCCAACGTCGGCGCAGACCTGCTTGTGAACGAGTGACATTTCGGGCTCGATCCACTCACCGCCGCCGCCCCTGGCCTCGTCCCGATAGGTGCGGACCTTGTAGGGCAGGTTGGTCGACATTTGAATCCACCGGAAGGTCTTCCAGGCGGCCACGTCGTCGATGCTCACGCTTTGCGGGCAGTAGCCGAGAAAAATGTACTTGCCCCACACATAGGAGTACGATGCCGTGGCGCCCTTGTTGGCGCTGTTGTACTTGGCGCGGCCGACCAGGACCTCATCGACCTCGAAAAGCTCGGCCAGCAGGCGGGTGTTGACCATCGCCGCCTTGTCGACCGTGGCGCCGCCCTTGACCTTGTCGATGATCGCCGGGTGATGCTTGAGCTTGGAATAGACCTCCGCGCCCAAAACGCAGATGTTCGGGGGCCGGAAACAGGCCTCCCGGCCGGTTTCGATCACGCCCAGCGGGTCGCTGGTGGCGTATTTGTCGAGCTGGTCGCCGCCGGAAAGCGCCGTGCGGTAGCTTGCCCCGTAGCTTCCGGTTGCAAACACGGAGGCGGCCACCCGGCGCTCGTGGGCCAGCAGCAGAAGGTCGACCAGAAAGTTGGTCGTACGCTGCCGGGGGTTTACGACCGGATCGGCGTTTCCGACGATGGAGTCTGCCAGAAAATCGCGCAGCGCCCGGTCGATGCAGGCGTAGGTGTCCGTCGAGCTGGACCAATCGACCTCGTTGGCCTCGGACTTCGGTCCCCGGATGTCTTCGGGGATGGTGAATTTGTCCTTCTTGGTGAAGGTGTAATACTCGTCCGACTTGTGCACGACCGGAACGAAAGGTGCCACCCGGCTTGCGATGAAGTCGGCATTGCCGTATTCGACCGCGAAATTGGTCAAGGGGCGGTCTACGTGGACGTCACTGTGAAGAGGCATTTTATTTTCTCCTTTATGCCGTTTTCTTGATGGTTGTGGTCATCTGCCGCGACTACCCTGCGGAGCCGATGTAGGAAAAACCGACCAGCTTGGCCTCGATCAGGTCGCCATCGGCGGAGGGGTCTTCCATGGCGATGGCAAAATACGGGGCGTTGTCGGCGGTGACCGCCGCCGCCCGGTAGTTGCTGTCGGAGCCGAGCAAGGATCCCTCGGTGATGCCGCTTTCGGTGGCCTTGAAAAGGCTTGTGCCCTCGGTTGCGACTTCGGCCTCTTCGCCGGCCGTGTCCGGGGCGTTTTGCAGGACGCCGATTGCAATGTCGCCGTTCGAGGTGTCGGCGTAGTCGATGTATCCGTCGGTGTCGATTTTCATGGCGCAATACTGGTAGTCGGAAAGGTCCCGCTTGGCTTCCCGGGTGATCAGTCCTTTCGGCTTGGCCTGTACTCCGCCCGCTGCGATACTTGCCATTGTTCTATCCTTTCAGTCGGTTGTGGGTTGAGTTGTGTTCGGGCCGGCGCTACTCGCGGCCCGTGTAAACCCTTTCGAGTTCGGGGTTTTCCGCGCAGGCCTTTTTCAAGGCGTCGCCATACTTCATGCCGTCTGCGGCGACAAAGCCCTGGGCGATTTCGTCGAGCATGTCGCCGGCCTCGGCCTTGCTTTTTGCGGTTTTCGGTGCCGGGGTCTGCTTTTTCTTGGCATCGACCGGGTCTTGTGCCGGGTTGGCGCCCAAATCGCCGGGGTCCGCCTCCAGCAGAGACGTCTTTTCGCCTTCCATTTTCTGTTTCTGGTCCTGGTTGAGTTTGAGCACCGCCTCGCCGACGGGCGTTCCGCCCTCGACCAGCGTCTTGACCAATTCATCCTGGCCCTCGAAGGCCGCCTCGTAGATGCCGGAAATGCGCTTGCGCTCGGCGTCGGCGCCCTCGGTCCGCAAAGAGTCGGCCAGCGCCGGGTTGTCGGCCACGATCTGCTCTGCGGTGGCTTCCTTGCGGCCGATGCCCAGCACCTGGTTGAAAAGGTCAGCGTGGTCCGCTTTGAATTCGGTGAGATTCATTTGCTTTAATTCCTTTCGCTTGATTGCCGTGTAGGCTTCGTTAAAAGTTCCGACCTGGTCGACAAGGCCCTCGTCGGCGGCCTTTTGCGCCAGGTAAACCCGCGCCTGCTGGTCCCTTACCTGCTGCTCGTCGACGCCGCGCATGTCGGCCACCGCTGCCGCGAAAATGGAAAATGTTTCATCGACCAGGCCCTGCAGATATTCCCGCGCCTCGTCTGAAAGGGGCTCGGCCTCGTTTCCCATGCGCTTGTACCGGCCGGAGGTGATAAACGTGGGCCGGATGCCGACCCGCTGAAAGAACCCGCTTCGGTCCACGTGGGTGGCAACAACGCCGATCGATCCGACCCAGGCAGTGGGCACGGCAAAGATTTTCCTTGCGCCGGCTGCCAGCCAATAGGCCGCACTTGTCATGCTTCCGTCGGTAAAGGCATAGGTCGGCTTTACGTCTGCAAGCATCCGCACCGCGTCTGCCGCCTGCTGGGTGCCGTCGATCATCCCGCCGGGGCTGTCGATGTGGAGCATAACGGCCTTGACATCGTCGTCTGCAGCGGCTCTTTCCAGGTCCTGGCGCAAAAGCTCGGTGTCGGTGCCGCCGAAAATCATCGTCCAGATGCCGCCGCGCTGGATCATCGGGCCCATGACCTGGATGATTGCCACCCCGTCGCCGTTGACCTGCATATAGGTGGCTTCGTCACCGTCCACGTCGAAACTGATTGAAAGGGCCTCTGCCGGCTGGGCCGCAAGGTCCATCAGTCGGTCCAGGGACGCGGGCTCAATGCCCCATGCCTTGCCGTCGAACATGGCCGAAGGATCGAACATGCCCGACTTTTCGGTCTTCTGCTTGGGGTCAGCTTTCGTCGTCGTTGCCTTCTTGGTTTTGCCGGCCTTGGTCGCCTGTTTTTTGGTCGCCATTTTTGCTCCAGGGTTCTGGATTCAGCCCTTCTTTTTCCCGGGCCTTTCTTTCCCGCCCGGCCTGCTTGATTTTGTCTTCCCAGTTTTCGCCGCGCTTGGCGCAGGTGTCGGCAAGGGTTTGTGATCCGAGCCGCAGCTCGATTTCGGACGCCTTGGCCTCTTTTTCCGGGTCCACGCTCATCCACCCGGGCGGTATCCACTCGGCCCGACTGTAGTCCCATTGCCGGCGCCGGAATCCGGGGGCGGGAAGCTCGCCGCGCAGCCACGCCTCTTCCATCAAAAGGTTCCAAACCGGCTGGCAAAGGTGGTCGCGGATCATGGCCTGCCAGCGGGAAAAGACCCGATATGCCTGCAGTAGGGCCGCCCGTGCGCTGGAGTAGTTGGTTTTCGAAAAGTCGTTTAGCACCAGCTCATAGGGCAGGTTCAGGCTGGCCCCGATCATCCGCAAAAGGCGCTCCGAAAACTCCGAAAATGTGGTCGTCGGCTGCTCCGGTTTGGCAAAATGGACCTCGCGGCCGGCGCTCAGATACTCGATTATGCCCGGCTCGATAGTTTCAAGCCGGTTGCTGTTGTCGTCGGTGGTGTCTTTTCTGCCCACCGCCGCCTGAAAAGGGCTTTGAACGCCGGTGACGAAGACGGCAAAGCAGGCCGCGACCCGGGCGGCCACTACCGTGGCGTCGATGTAATCGGCCATGATTTTGAATTTTTCGATCACCGGGGCAAAAAACGGCACCCCGCGAGTCTGCCCGGGCCGGAGGATCGGAAAAACGTGGAAAACCAGTGGTCGGCCGTCGCGGTCCATGGCCGGCACCTTGACGTATTCGTTGCCGTCTTTTTTCGGGTAAAAACTGTCGCCCGGGTGGGTTTTTCGGATGTGATAGGCCAGTGGTCGGCCGTGTTCGTTCTGGTCGATGCCGTATCTCCGACCCCCATCGGTTCTGCCGGCCGGATCGTCAAGCCGGTCGGGTTCGATGCAATCGAGGGCCAGGTAGTAGGGCCGGAAAGGCTCTTTTATCGCCCGGCGAACAGCCAGAAACTCTCCGGACTCGATGATCTGCCGGGCGGCCAGAAGCTGAATTTCGTAAAAGTTCATCCGGCCGCAGGCGCTGGCATGAGGCATCCACCGTTCCCACGCCCGTTCGGCCATGGCTTGATAGGCTTCGGCCTGCTCTTCTGAAATACCGCAGTCGGCGGCCCTGATCCGGCTTTGTGGCTTGATGCCGGTATGGATCGTGTTGACGCAAATGGTGTCGGTGATGCCGGCTGCGATTTCGTTGTTGCGGTTCAGGTCGCGGGATTTGTCCCGAAGGGTCTGCAGCTCGCCGTCATAGGCGGCATCGGCGGACTCCTGGCCGGTGGCCCAGTTGTAGTTTAGCCGGGTGGACCGTGCGCCGCGATACCCGCCGGAAGCTGAAAACCTGCCGGAATCAAGAAACGACCTGATCGCGGCCCGGCGGGCACCTGCCGCAGGCGAAAAAAATCCGACCACCCTGTCGACGATGTTTCCCCGGGCGGCCATCAGATCGGATCTCCGAATCTGGCGTAGTTTCTGGCGTGGCCTTCGGATTCGTCGGCGTACTGAGAGCGCAGTTCTTTTCGCATCTGCCAAAGCTCGGACAGGTCCGCACGGCCGTACATCCGGTCGCCAATGCGATACTGCTGACCTTTGGTCAAAATTGAAGTGATAGCGGTTTCTACCGCCTCAAGGAGGGCAAGCGTCGTGCTGACTGCCATAAAAAACCCCATGCATGGTGTAGGTTTTTGATGGCTACACTATACATGGGGATTTTGACGAAAATCAGATTCTGCCTAAATTCTGCTACTATTCTGCGTTATTCTGCTACGTTTCTGCTATTGACATGGTTATTTTTCCCCCTCGATTTCCTTTGGCGAATAGTCCTGAGTCCCGGCCTTGATCCACTCGGATATCGCATCTTTGTGAAAGACCCATGTCCCGCCGATTTTTGCCCCCGGCATCCCGCTTTCCATCAACATCTTGACGGTGTGGCGGGAAACCCCGAGCCAGTCCTCCAGGGCGCCGATGCCAAGCATTATGGGGCATGGGTCTTTCAAGTCAGTTCTCCGGGCGGCTTTTTGGGTTTTGGGTTCGCAATTACCTTGTGGGTTTCATTACTACTATGGCTCGCAAACCAATATTGAGCTTTATACGACCAGTGGCTCGCATGGAGATAATGGGCTTCATCGCATGGATGGCTCGCAGCCGTACTCTGGGTTTCATCAAGTCCTTGGCTCGCAGTACACAATTGGGTTTCAACACACAATTGGCTCGCACCAGGCCTGTGGTTTCCACGCTCCAAATGGCTCGCAGCTCCAAAATGGGCTTCACCATGACAGTGGCTCGCACGCTTTCGTTGGGTTTCAATCATCAGCTGGCTCGAAATAATACGGCGCGATAATTCCAGTGTGCCCGCCCACGGCCTGGATATACGGCCCTTCCGTGCTCAGCCCCTCAAGCTCCCGCGCCACGTGCCAGAAATGGGCGAGAAACAGCTTCACCGTCTCGTTTTTCGCCATGTTCAGGCGGTGACCCTTGGATGCCTTCGGGTGCGTCTTTTCCCGCTTGGCCTTTCTGCCGAGAAGGTACTTTCCATACTCGGTCCGGTCCACCTGCCGGTTGAATTGGTCTGCAATCTGATAGCCGATCATCCGCCCGTGGCTCGACCAGTTCGAAAGCTGACCCTTTT